GCATATCGACGTATCTGAGATTCTTCAGGACTCTATTGAACGGCAGCGTAACTCGCCGCCAATGCAAATCGTATTTAAGAATGGTTCTGTGCTGATTGGCTTTGCTTCTGGTAAGGGGCAATCACAACACTCAGACCAAATCCGTGGTCAGGATGCTGATCTCATTGTGCTCGACGAGGTCGACATGATGAATGACTACGACCTTGAGACTATCATGGCTATCCTCGCGTCACATGCTCAGTGTAAAATCTGGGCTTCAAGCACGCCACGAGGGTGGAGGAAGAAGTTCTGGGAGTGGTGCACAAACAAGAAGCTTCGCTTTAAGGAGTTCCACTACGTTTCCGCTGAATCTCCTGAGTGGACCCAGGACATCGAAGACTACTTCCATGAGACCACGTCTCACATGGGGTATCTCCACGAGTTTATTGCAGAGTTTGGAGAAGAAGCTTTCGGTGTATTCAGGACAGCAGACGTAGATGCCGCCCTCTTCGACTACGGTCTTAAGAACTGTACGCCACAGATGGTAAAAGGCCCCTGTATTATGGGCGTAGACTGGAACCTGAACGCTGGGACGCATATCGTTATCATGGAATGGACTGGAGAGGTTTATAAACTAGTACACAAGACTGTGGTACCTAAATCTGAGTTTACACAGATGGGTGGTATCCAAAAGATCATTGAGTTGAATACTATCTGGGATCCGCGTTTTATCTATGTCGACGAGGGGTATGGTTCTGCTCAGATCGAGATGCTAAAGCATACTGGACTGGAGCAGCCAAGCTCTGGTCTTTACCAGAAACTAAAGCCAGTTATGATGGGGCGCTCGGTAGAGGTACAAGATCCTAGGACTGGCGAGAAGATTCAGCGTCAGTCCAAGCAGTTCATGGTTGAGCTGACTGCGAACCGTGTGGAGCAGCATCAGGTAATGTTGCCACGAGAAGAGGACACTCGTATTATTGTCGAACCAGATGATCCAGATAATGCTGGTGTCGGTATCGTCCAGCAAATGCGAGACTTCCGTGTAGTGCGCGAAAGCTCTACTGGCCAGCCTATTTATAGCCAGGACTACGAGCATACTCTTACTGCTCTTATGCTTACGATCCTTGGGTTCCAAATGGAATTCGGTGGACTCCAGCGTACTCACCATGCTACAAATGTATCAGAGGGACCTCGGCTGGGCGAGAAGAATGAAGAGCATATAAGTAGGACTGGAAGTGACGAGAGTGTCTCAAAGCGGCCAACAATGCCTCGCGCCGAATCCTTCTCATTTAAGAAAGAATTACCTGTAATCGATCTCAAGAGCGGAGTGGGACCATGTATCAGGATGGATGGCCAAGGCTCATCTAAAAGGATCGCTGGCGACGCAGCAACACGTAGAGCACGCCGTGGTTCCAGTTTTAGCCCCCGTAGAAGTGGAAGGCGTCGGACATGGTAAAAGACCTATTTAAGAAGAAGGCGCCGAGACCCAGGCGAAATCGAAGAGTATCGATTTTCGGCCCTCCGCTCGTTAGGGGGCCTACCGAGCTCAAGGTCAACAAGGATATGCTCGGTGCTCTGGACGAGATTGATACGATGGTCAAGGTTGCAGAGCAGGCTCTTGCCAAGATAGACGGCTACGCTGATGGCCTAGTGGTACCAATTGATGACGATGATAACGAGATAAGGGCAGCGCACCTCCGTCAGGGAGGCGACGGCAAAAATATTACCTTTACGCAATTTAAGTTCTATGTAGACCAGATGAAGAAGGACCGCGCGGATTATGCCTTTAATACGAACCTAAAGGGATATGGTTTTGGTGATCAGCGCAAGGTAGAGAGAAGCAGGATTCAAAGGGGGCTAGAAGACTACTCTGGTATTGGGGCAGATGCTGATTCTTCATGGTACGAAGAGGTCGCAGGATTTGGACTCCAAGCTCTTCTCCTCTGGGGAATGAACGAGCTAGTCGGGATGTTCCACGCGCAGGATCACTCTACTATTACCTCTGGCAAGCTTCCAGCTGGCACAGAGACAGGCGGTATCCTATCTCAGATCGTTCGGGCAATGATTATGATGAAGTTCCTCCACGGTATGACGGAGGAAGCTGTAGAGGAGTATACGAGGCTTGGGGACGCTGACCTCGGAGTAGGCTTCGATATTAAGGGCGCGATGAAGGATGCATTCAATGCCGGGCCCCCTGAGAGCCGCTCTTTTCAGATGATGAGGGCTGGCCTTGCTTCGAATGACTATTCTATCCTTACTAAGCATTGTGCTCAGTGGGCAGGCAAAGAGGGTGTAGGTAATGGCTTCGAGACATGGTTCGCGTACCTCTCCACTAGGGAAATCCACGAAAAGGGTCTGAGAGAGCAAATTAACGGCAAGCTTTACCGGACTGGACAGCTAAGCGGCAACATTGATCGAGCTAATGGGCTGATCAATATGGCGGATAAAGGACTTACTGGCATCGCCCATATGCAGAAGGTGCTGGGTCGCGGCATCAATCCTCGTGAGGCTTGCTGTCTTATTCGGTTCGTTCTAGCCGTAGATATTGACTTCCTGAATGCACTCAGGACTATTATCCAGATGGCTATCGCCCTGCTAGAGGCTCAAGCGGCACAAGCCTTTAACTGGATGCTGGACCTAATGATGAACCCTTGGAATATCATTCGTTCCGAGGTCATTAAGCTGGTAGATGGCATCCTTGAGAAGATCGTAGATAAGCTACTAAAAGCATTTGGGTTTGACAATAAGGTATGGGGCATTGTCAAAGCTTGCACGCCAGTCGGGGAGCTCATCACATCCGTGCTTGACATGGTGGAGTGGTTTAAGAGCTGGTATAAGGATCTCCTGCGTCTTCTAGGAGATGAGATGAATGGCTGGTTGGACACTACAACCAAGGGCTGGGATATCGTCTGGGACATCAAAGCTGCCAAGGAGCAGCTGCTTATGCTGGATAGATTGATCCAGGAGAAGCAGGGTATGCTCCAGGCCGGCGTCTCTGACGGGCAGGTACATGGGCTAATCGACGAGATTATGTCTTATCGAAGGTCATACGATCTTAGCGTAGATCTTACCGATGAGATTATTCTTCAACTCAAGGTTTTGGCGAGTGAGCATTTACCAGAGGCTGATCAGGGTCGTATCATTGACAGTATCGATAGAAAGTTAGCTGTTCTTAATCCAGGCGCTCCTGGTGGCTTCATGTTTACCGAGAGTTCTGACGATAGAAAGAGAGTCTCTTCTGACCGCTGGGACGAGATCCGGATGGAGTTCAAGGCAAAAATGTGGACCCTGGCTAGAGAGGCGACTGACACAGGGCTAAATGATACACTGGGTTATGTCGAAAACTTAGTAGGTAAAGACTCTTCCGCTGGCAATACCGTTAGCGGATTGAACGACTTCATCAGAGACGCGATCGAGTGGTGCCGTAATCTTGGTGACTGGGACCACTTGAAGGGCGTTTTCGGTGCTGAAACTAATGAAGAGTAACTATGGCCAAGGCACGTAAGGTGAAGTCCATTAAAGACTTGAAGGCCCGCGTATCTGCACCCAAGAATACAGCCAAGGGTGTAGAGTTGGCGGTCCGTCAGTCTATCCGGGTACGTCCACGCACACTTCCATATCGTGTCTCTAGCTGGGGTCGTGGGTATGACTCTTGGCAAGACTCTCTATATGATCTCTCAGAGATTTCTCGCGCCGCTGATACAGAGTCTCTTCTCTCTGTTTCTTTCCGTCATCATCGTGAGCTACTTCTAAAAGAAGGGTTTACGCTGAAGAGTAAGGATCCGGAGGCGCTAAAGGTTGTGCGTAGGCGCCTCGGTGAAATTGAGGCAGTATCTAATCGCTCCTTCGCTTCAATCATCAGAGACATTGCTACCGACCTAATTAAGTTTCACACCGCCTTCCTCTATCTTCGCCGCGACATTAACCGTTCTTCTGGCGCCAAGATTCGTATGTTTACTAAGCTTCTGGAGCCTATCGCGGCTCTAGAGCCTGTTGACCCCACATCTGTGCAGGCTAAGCAGAATAAGTCTGGCCGCATCACTCAATGGAAGCAGTCTATCGCCGAACAGGGGGAGGAAGTAACATTCGAACCGGATGAAATCATCGCTATCACGATGGATAGAAAGACCGGTTTCATCTTTGGGACGCCATTCTGTTTGCCTGTCCTAGACGATATCTTGACACTCCGTCGGCTAGAAGAGCTCGTCGATGTTATCGCAACGAAATTCGCCTTCCCACTAGTTCATTACAAGGTTGGGACAGAGAAAAGTCCAGCTCAGGAATATACTGACGAGAAGGGTAACTTCTATTCTGAAGTTGACCTAGTTAGGGATACCCTTGGAGATCTACCGACGGAAGGTTCGATCGTAACCCCAGAGCGCCACGAGATCATCGTGTTGGGCGCCGAAGGTAACGTAATGAATCTTCAGCCATATCTGGAGTACTTCCAGCAGAGGGTTATGTCCGGCCTACGTCTATCTGGAGTTGAGGTGGGGCAGGGCGGGACTGCAAACCGTGGTACAGCTGTAACTATTACGAAGAATATGGCGGATGCTGTGACGGACTACCAGGTAGTCCTCGCCGACGCCATATCTTTCTATCTCTTCCGCTCTATTCTTCTAGAAGAGGGATTCGATGTAACAGAAGACAATATGGTCTACCTGAAGTTCTACGCAGTAGACCAGGAAGAGCTGCGGGCCAAAGAGAATCAGGCCATGGCTCTATATCAGGGGCACTCCATTACCCAAGATGAGATGAGAGAGCGCATGGACATGGAAGCCATGACCGATAAGGATATGGAGCGCACTTATCTCAAGATGGTTGAGATTCCGCTTATCGAGGCTAAGGGAGAGATTGAGAAGGCCAAGGCAGAAGCTCAGGCCAAGTTCACTGCAAATAGGAACCAGCCAGCGAATCAATATGGCAAGAAGGCCACGAAGACCAAGGTAACTAAGAACGACGCTATAAGAGAGAGCTGGGACTGGGGACGGCAGCAAGTACAGGATGGTATGGAGCCAGATGAGGCTGCCAGACTAGCAATGGATAGGATTTCCGGAGTGATGTCCGGTATATGGGAAAATGAATTGAAGGGTGACTCGGAAGAGCACTTAAATTCATTAGTTATCAATACTTTCTTCCGTAAGGTTGTTAAGAATGAAGCAGTAAAGATCGAAAAAAAGGTTAGGACGATGTGTTCTAACCTAGATATACCAGCGGTAAATGTGTTTGACGCACTTAAAGAAGTAGTAAGCCGAACCATCGACCGTATCACTGACCGGGCTAGAACCTTCGACTGGAGAGAAACTGATGAGTAAGGTCATTCATCTCGTTGACTTGGCGCAAGTGGCTCCACTCAGGGAGCTACGCGAGAGAAATATGCGGTTGTTTGACTCTGCCGGAAGCTCGGTAGAGAGCTTGAAGGTTTCTATTCTGGCTACCTGTTCAGGCTCTTTAGTTAATGGTCGTGTATATAAGGGCACAGAGATGCAGGCCGGCGCCGATAGCTGGACTAAGCCTTATCCCCGCCCCATCCTCATTCATCACGCCTCTGGTGGTGGCATGTTTGGCCCCGACCCAGTAGATCCAAAGGGTAGGGTTACCGAGGCAAAGTTTACTGCGCTTCGTAAGGGCCGTTCTTTCGAGAATGACTTTAAGCGTCCTGACAGGGGCGGTAAGGGTTCTGGCTTCATTATCACAGAAGCTATGATTACAGACCCGGATGCAATCCAAAAGGTACTTGACGGACGATACTTGACAGTTTCCTCTTCCCAGACTACCGATAGTATGATATGCTCGATTTGTGGGCAGGACTGGTTCCACGATATGTGTGACCATCAGCCCGGACACACATACGAGGTTGAGGTCGGGAAGGGCAAGAGTAAGAAGACTCAGGAATACTTCTGTTATGGAGTTGCTGGGTCTTTGTCGTATCAGGAGCTTTCATTTGTGAATGTTCCTGCCCAAGTTAACGCCCAGGTACTAGGTGTACTTGAGCAGGACGAAACCAAGGACAGCCTGAACCTTATGACCATGAGCGACCACAACGCTTTGCAGCACGTAGCCCTGTGTGACGCTGAGGGTAATATCATTCAGGAACTGGCCGCGACTCAGAAGGAAAGTGACGCAATGGGCGATATCAGCAAGAAGACGCTGGTTGAGATGCCTGGGACCAAGGATGAGGATCTTGCAGAAGACCTCGGAGACAAGGTCGGCACCAGCAACGACGAGCAGATTGATGACGCTACCCCGGACTCTGACGACTCTACCGAAGACTCCACAGAAGAGACACCCGCCAACTCTGATGAGGATAAGGAAGTAGAGAAGACAGAGGACGACGTAGCAATGAGCGCGAGCGATTTTGCTCTCGCCAACATCGCCAGGTCCATTATCGACAACAAGTTGATGCTGGACAAAGCTGTACCTACCTACGATGGCGAGACTGAGGACACCGAGATCGAGGAGCCAATTCACAGTCACCTGGTAATTCTCCAGAAGACTGAGGACGGCGCAATCGTCGGAAAGACCTATGCTACCATCGGGGAGGCTGAGGACCACGACCACGTAATCGAAGGTGAGTTCGACAAAGCGGGGATTGCTATTGGCAGCACCCGCGATGCGACCGCCGGCCCCAACCACTCCCATAATTTCGAAGTTGAAATTCAGGAGATGACTCTTGATGCCGCGCAGATTAAGGCGCTCGTCGAGGCTCTGAATGAGGCCAACCTTTCGGATGACCAGAAGGCCCTACTCGAATCTTCCGAGTTCTGCGGTCCTAACCGCGCCTTCCCCGTTCCTGACTATGAGCACGTAATTGCCGCACGTAGCCTGATCGGCTGGTACAAGAGTGATGCCGCTACGAAAGCACGGATCATGAAGACCGTCGAGAAGAAGGCTTCGAAGATGGACAAGTGCAAGACTGGAACGAAGAAGAAAAAGAAGAAGGAAGAGGAAGAGGAAGAGCTTATTCAGGAGGCCGTGGAATCTAAGCCATATCGTGATGAGGAGTGGAAAGAGATGGTCGAAGAGCTGGCTACGGCAAAGCTCAAGATTAAGTCTCTCGAAACTAGCCTTACCGAGAAGTCCGAAGAGATCAAAGCTCTCGAAGACGATCTAGCCAACGAGACTGCCTCCCGCGTATCTGACCTCGCGAGCACTCTCACTATCGTACGCATGGTCCTGGCCAAGCCCGATTGTGTAGGTGTCAACACCGAGGACAAGTTTGCGGAGAAGGTAGCTTCCTATGGAGATCGTACGGCAGCCTCTCTCAAGGACGCAGTTTCGGATCTTTTCCCTGAGCTGGATCTAACGGTACGTAACCTTCGCAAGAATAACACGGATCGTTTGATCACATCAGCACCAGTGGACAAGACTAATGAGCGCAAGGCGCCAATTCAGCGCGCTGATGCGACTAACAAGGGGCCAAAGAAGGCTCCTCGCAACCAGAAGCGTGGCGCTGAGCACCTCGCTGAAGACCTCGAATCCTAGGAGAACCAGACATGGCACTTCGCACCCCACGCGGGTACGCTGTATACCACAAAGGTGTCCAGGAGATTTTCGAAGGTCGCAGGCCCAGCCTGTCCGACCTCTCGACTCTCCTACCGGCACCGTGGTTGCCTGTGTCTCGCGTCGACCAGGTTCACGATGACCCCCAGGTAATTCCAGCCGGAACGTGTGTTGGCCGCATCAATGCGACTGACCACGCCGACATTTACACGGCAGTCACTGCTGCAAAGCGGACCGACTACCTTGTACCGGCATGGGCTGGAACCGGTGAATACACCGTTACCTACGGAGCGAACGACATTACGTATCTGACTCCAGACATTGACAGCTACCCGACGGTAGTTGCTGCTACTGGCGCCTCTACGCTCGACGTTCCTGCGGTCAAGCCTCTAGGCATCGTAACCCAAGATCTGTACGCTAGCCACATGGCTGACACATGGACTAACTACATCAGGCAACACATGGTAACGTTCCTCAGTTGGGGATACGTTCTCATGATTCCAGTCCGCACAGCATCGGAAGCCGCTCTTCAAGTCGGCGACCTTGTGCAGGTGGAAGACAACAACAGCGTGGACTCCACTTGGAATCCAACCGCTGCGACAAACATCGTGGGCCGTTACAAGCCCTGGGAATCTGGCGACAGCCCGGAGTACAAGGTTGGTAGGGTGCTTGAGAAGCTAACCCTCGCCAACCAGACTTCTTCGGTTGTAAACCAGCTACTTTCGGCTGCCGTTAGTGC